TGAAGCGTCCAACGGTCATCCCCAGGGTAAAACCGGCATAAATCAGCGAGCCGGAAGTGGGGCTAAAACCGTGACCGTCAACCATTAATAAGGGTAACCAGTCGTTGGCAGAACCTTCGGCAAAGGCCATCGCCAGCACCACAACACCAATCAGCAGCAACTGGATATCGCGATAAAAAGGTACGCCTTTTTCGCCATGCTGGGTGCCATCGGCAGCATTTTTGCCCGTACCGTCAGGGATTGCCTGAATGGCGATATAAATAGGCGCGATACCTACCAGCGCCGCCAATAAAATGTGCACCGTTGCCGGAACGCCAAAGGCCGTCAGTGCCATCCCGACACCAGCGCCTGCCAGCGTGCCCAGGCTATAAAAACCGTGCATCATCGGCAAAACCGTTTTATTCATTTCTCGCTCAACGGCGGCACCTTCAACGTTTATCGCCACTTCCGCAGAACCAAAACTTGCCCCAAAGACGCCGAGACCAACGGCAAAGAGCAGGGGCGATGTCAGCCAGAGTGCCAGACTTAATATCATCATCCCGATCAATGCGCAGGACATCGTGACCAGGATGACATTACGTGTCCCAAAGCGTTTCACTAACCACGCCGAGCAGAGAATACCGCTCATCGAACCGATCGACAGACCAAAGAGAACACCGCCCATTTCAGCGATCGAGACAGAGAGAATATCGCGGATAGCAGGCGTACGGGTTGCCCAGGACGCCATTAACAGGCCTGGCAAAAAGAAGAACATAAACAGCGCCCAGGTTCGGCGTTTCAATGCATTACGTGAAGAATTTACGGTCATAGATCACGTCAAAATAAGAAGAGGGAAGACAACATTAGCAAGGTTGTGTACATTTGTACACAATTGCAGACAGAGGAAATGACATGCGTCGCGCTAACGATCCGCAACGGCGAGAAAAAATTATCCAGGCCACGCTGGAGGCGGTGAAACTTTACGGAATACATGCTGTTACGCACCGCAAAATTGCTACCCTTGCCGGGGTACCGTTGGGATCGATGACCTACTATTTTTCAGGAATTGATGAGTTGTTGCTGGAGGCGTTCAGCAGTTTTACTGAGATTATGTCCCGGCAATATCAGGCATTTTTTAGCGATGTTAGTGATGCTCAAGGCGCATGCCAGGCTATCACCGATATGATCTACAGCTCACAGGTTGCAACGCCGGATAATATGGAGCTGATGTACCAGCTCTACGCGCTGGCTAGCCGAAAACCGCTATTAAAAACGGTAATGCAAAACTGGATGCAGCGCAGTCAGCAAACGCTCGAACAATGGTTTGAACCCGGAACCGCCCGCGCGCTTGATGCGTTTATTGAGGGGATGACGCTGCATTTTGTCACCGACCGTAAGCCGCTATCGCGCGAGGAGATTTTGAGGATGGTTGAGAGGGTTGCAGGGTAGTAGATAAATTTTAGATAACAAAAAACCCATTTATGTAAATGGGTTAGTGAAAACAACGACTTGCAAGATAATCAATAAGTTAGGTTGGTGGTCAGTGGTGGTTATTACGGGGTAATGCCAACCGCTGCCGCCACTTTGTCGCCACTTGGCAGCGTTGCCAGAGGATTGAAACGGAGCGCCGTTTCCAGATGATCCGGTGCCAGATGTGCGTAACGCATAGTCATTTTTATATCGTGGTGTCCGAGAATTTTTTGTAAGGCCAGAATGTTTCCACCCGACATCATGAAGTGCGCCGCAAACGTATGGCGCAGAACGTGTGTGAGTTGACCGCGAGGGAGCACGATAGACGTTTTTTCCATCACGGATAAAAATTGAAAATAGCAGTCTGTGAAGAAATTGAACCCATCAAGCGCCATGATCTCTTCGTAAAGCTCTTTACTGATAGGGATGCTTCTGTTTTTCTTCCCCTTCGTTCTTACAAAGGTAATTCGGTATTTGGTCACCTGTGAACGAGTAAGATTTACGGCTTCTCGCCAGCGTGCGCCTGTGCTTAAGCATATCTTAACTACCAGTGCCAGAATTGGGTCCTGACGTTTGCAATCAGCCAGTAATTCAACAATCTGCTCATGGGTAAGCCATGCCATCTCTTTTTCTGCGATGGTGAATTTTCGCATGTTCTCCAGTGGGTTCGGATACGACCATTCGCCCAGGCGGGATAGTTCGCTAAAAACACTACTTAGATAGCTTTGCTCCAGGTTAATGGTGACCGGGCTTGCTCCTTTCTTCCATTTCTCGCTGAAGTAGATCTCACCTGTCAGGCGTTTATCTCGATAGTGGGCAAACATTTTAGAGGTTAGATCAGTTGCAAGGGGATTGCCCAGAGCGTCAACCATCAGCAGCAATTTGTCATAGACATGCTGCCCAGCAGTCAGTGATTTACCATGTAGTTTGAACCATAGCTCAACCACGTCTTTCAGTGTTCGACGATCCACTGATTCACCTAGCCAGGGCTTTGCTTCGGTTTCTTCCATCGTGTGACGCTCAAAAGCCAGTGCTTCGCCTTTGGTGGCGAATTGTTTACGCACACGACGCCCACTACGTCCGGCGGGGTAACATTCGCAAAGCCATTTTCCTGTGGTGAGTTTTCGTACAGCCATAAAAAATGCCCTCCAATAGAGAGCATTTTTACTGTATGTATAACCAGTGTCAATGTATGAAATCCTGCGACCATACATCTCACTGAAGCCATAATGAAGTAGGCTATTCTTTTTGCTATGTGATCATGTAACTTTTGCGGTTAACCTGTGGCTCATTTTTATTTTAGGCGCAGATATAAAAGCAAAAGTTATCGTGAGTTTTTAGTACAGATTTTTTTGGATTTACTAATAGTTCCATCATTGCAAACGAATTTGCCATCAGAGGTACAGTGAGAAACACCTCCCTTTTTCCCTGAGCAGGGATAATTTCTAGCATAGGTAGCTAGTGGGTTTAATAACAAAGAACATGACAAAACCACAAAAAATACCTTACCAAGCATAATTTCCTCCCGGTACTATTTAACATACTTGACTGTTAAACTTATAATTTTACCAATTATTTCAATGTCTTCTATCTTACATTCAAAGGCTCTGTTTCCACCCTCGACGAAGATTCTTCCACCGGGTAAACGAGTAATGTCACGGATCGTTATTTCGCCATCAATACTTATTACCCATTTACCATCACGTATATCATCAAATTCCTTATCACAAATAAATTCAGAATTATTATCTGTGATTACAAAAAGATTCTTGAATGCCGACGGTAGAAATTCTCTATCGAAAATATAAAAACCGTCTTCACACAAGGCCCCATCAGATAATACATATTTAGCAACTTCCATAGTATTTGTATTACCTGAAGTTTGCTTTGAACCATGCCCGGTTGTGAGCCAATTAAGCGAGGTGCCTGTTTCAAGGGCGCACTGGATTACCCATTCTGCTGGGAATGAGTCACGCATGTAGCGTGTGGCGAGTGTACTTTTAGAGATTCCTAAATGATCGCACAACGCCTGTCGAGTCTTGAATCCATAAGCTTCTACCATGCGCTCTATGGCGCCTCGTCCGCCTTTCTCCAAATTCATGGTCACTCCAAGTGAACTTTTATCTTGACGATTTCACCGTGCGATCGTATGTTTATGGTGTTCACAAAATACAAACGATCCGTATTCGTCCTGATTAATCATCATTAAACGAGGAATGTTGCATCATGAGACCTAACATTTCAATCACTCTTACCACGCCTCATGTGACTATTGAACGCTATAGCGAGCTGACAGGGCTATCCATCGATACCATCAATGACATGTTGGCTGATGGACGCCTTATCCGTCACCGTCTGCGCAAAGATAAAAAACGCGAAAAAGTGATGATCAACATAGCAGCAATGACCGTTGATGCGCTTTCAGAATGCAATCTAAACCTTAATTAGTTCGATTCTGAAATACATCAGAGGCATTGACCATGTTTGATTACCAAGTTTCCAAACATCCACATTTTGATGAAGCCTGTCGTGCATTTGCACTGCGCCACAATCTGGTGCAACTGGCAGAACGTGCAGGCATGAATGTGCAGATTCTGCGGAACAAGCTGAACCCAGCTCAGCCTCATTTATTAACCGCACCAGAAATCTGGCTGCTTACCGATCTGACTGAAGATTCAACGCTGGTAGATGGTTTTCTGGCACAGATTCATTGTCTGCCATGTGTACCGATTAATGAGGTGGCAAAAGAGAAACTGCCACATTACGTCATGAGTGCAACCGCAGAGATCGGGCGTGTTGCTGCAGGTGCGGTGTCTGGCGATGTAAAAACCTGTGCCGGTCGTCGTGATGCTATCAGCAGCATTAACTCTGTAACACGACTGATGGCGCTGGCGGCTGTTTCATTGCAGGCCCGTTTACAGGCTAATCCTGCGATGGCGAGTGCAGTTGATACCGTGACTGGCCTCGGTGCTTCATTTGGTTTGCTGTGAGGTGCTTATGCTGACGAAAGAACCATCATTTGCATCGCTGCTGGTTAAACAAAGCCCGGCAATGCATTACGGCCACGGCTGGATCATGGGGGAGGATGGTAAACGCTGGCATCCGTGCCGTTCACAAGATGAATTGCTGGCAGAACTATCTACGAAAAAACGGGGGAACAAATGGCTATTGAAGGCACTGCGGCGACTGTTCCATTAAGCCCCGGTGAACGCCTGAATGGACTTAATCACATTGCGGAGTTAAGGGCGAAAATTTTTGGCCTGAATATTGAGTCAGAGCTTGAGCGGTTTATTAAAGATATGCGTGATTCACGGGATATTAATAGCGAACAAAATAAACGGGCACTGGCTGCCATATTCTTTATGGCAAAAATTCCAGCTGAACGTCATAGCATCAGCATTAATGAGCTGACCACTGACGAAAAGCGGGAGTTGATTAAAGCAATGAATCATTTTCGTGCAGTGGTGAGCTTATTTCCCAGACGGCTAACCATGCCGAATTAACCAACTAATGAAATTAATGGCGTAAACCCGCCGGGCATCCCTTTATCTAAATTCAGGAGAATTGATTATGCGTAATATTGAAACCCTCTCGACCAAAACCGGACCGGATGACGCAGGGCTTAATATTTTACTGACAGAGGCTCGTCTGGAAGAACGCCGGGCAAGGGCTGAAGCAATGGCAGCTCGCCTTGATAGCCTGGCGTGTCATATCACATCCCGCCAGCTAACCCACGTCGAAGCGGCAGAACTGCTTCGTGTGACTGCTGAAGCAATCCAGAACGAAGCGCAGGAGATCCACTAATGGCTGATGCAATGGATCTCGTACAGCAGCGCGTTGAAGAAGAACGCCAACGCCATATCCGTGCTGCCCGTGCCAAAACGCCGGGCGTGTCCCGCGTGCTTTGCATTGATTGTGAAGCGCCAATTCCGCCAGCACGCCGCCGTGCCATTCCGGGTGTGCAGCTTTGCATTACCTGCCAGGAAATCGCAGAGCTGAAAGGCAAACATTACAACGGAGGTGCTGTATGAGCACCATCCTGAAATGGGCGGGAAATAAAACTGCCATAATGTCCGAACTGAAAAAACATCTTCCTGCTGGCCCGCGACTGGTTGAACCTTTCGCGGGTTCCTGTGCTGTGATGATGGAGACGGATTATCCCAGCTATCTGGTTGCGGATATTAATCCTGATTTAATCAACCTCTATAAAAAGGTTGCCGCTGATTGTGAATCGTTTATATCTCGCGCCAGAGTTTTATTTGAGATCGCAAACAGGGAGGTGGCTTATTACAACATAAGGCAGGAGTTTAATTACTCAACTGAAATTACTGATTTCATGAAAGCGGTATATTTCCTGTATCTCAATCGTCACGGTTACCGTGGTTTATGTCGCTATAACAAGAGCGGGCATTTCAACATTCCCTACGGTAATTATAAAAATCCGTATTTCCCTGAAAAAGAAATTCGCGCATTTGCAGAAAAGGCCCAGCGAGCAACGTTTATCTGCGCCAGCTTTGATGAAACGCTGGCGATGTTGAAGGCGGGGGATGTGGTGTATTGCGATCCGCCGTATGACGGTACGTTTTCCGGCTATCACACTGACGGCTTCACTGAAGATGACCAGTATCACCTGGCATCTGTTCTTGAACATCGGTCATCAGAAGGACATCCGGTCATTGTTTCTAACAGTGACACATCCCTGATCCGTTCGCTGTATCGCAATTTTACTCACCACTACATCAAGGCAAAACGCAGCATCGGTGTGGCAGCTGGCGAGGGTAAATCAGCAACAGAAATCATTGCTGTTTCCGGGCCGCGCTGCTGGGTGGGATTTGATTATTCGCGTGGCGTGGATAGTTCTGCCGTGTACGGAGTACGTGCATGAGTCATGCCGATATGAACAACTGCTGCGGCTTTAACGAAGCTGCCGCATCGTTCTCATGGAACAGCTCGAAAAAGGCCATTAACCCTTATCTGGACCCGGTGGAAGTTGCGCCGGTTTCTACGCTTTCAAACCTGATCACTCTGTACGCTGCCGATAACGAGCAGGAACAGCTGCGCCGTGAGGCGCTGAGTGATCAGGTCTGGGAGCGTTATTTCTTTAATGAATCCCGTGATCCTGTCCAGCGCGAAATGGAACAGGATAAGCTCATTAGTCGGGCAAAGCTGGCGCATGAGCAGCAGCGTTTTAATCCGGATATGGTCATTCTGGCGGACGTCAACGCCCAGCCTTCCCATATCAGCAAGCCGCTGATGCAACGTATTGAATACTTCAGCAGCCTGGGCAGGCCAAAGGCTTATTCCCGCTATTTACGTGAGACGATTAAGCCATGTCTGGAACGACTGGAGCATGTACGCGACAGTCAGCTATCTGCATCTTTTCGCTTTATGGCAAGCCATGAAGGGCTGGACGGCCTGCTGATCCTGCCTGAAATGAGTCAGGATCAGGTGAAACGCCTGTCCACCCTGGTAGCTGCGCATATGAGTATGTGCCTTGATGCCGCTTGTGGCGATTTGTATGCCACCGATGACGTTAAGCCAGAAGAAATCCGCAATACATGGGAAAGGGTGGCAGCGGAAACCCTGCGTCTGGATGTCATCCCGCCTGCGTTTGAGCAACTCCGTCGGAAAAGAAACCGCCGTAAACCCGTGCCCTATGAACTCATTCCGGGTTCGCTGGCGCGTATGTTGTGCGCCGACTGGTGGTATCGGAAATTATGGAAGATGCGTTGCGAATGGCGGGAAGAGCAGTTGCGTGCTGTCTGCCTTGTCAGCAAAAAAGCATCTCCCTATGTCAGCTATGAAGCCGTGTTGCATAAACGTGAGCAGCGCCGTAAGTCGCTGGAGTTTTTCCGTTCTCATGAACTGGTGAACGAAGACGGCGACACGCTAGACATGGAGGATGTGGTAAACGCCAGCAGCAGCAACCCTGCGCATCGCCGCAATGAGATGATGGCCTGTGTTAAAGGTCTGGAGCTTATCGCGGAAATGCGCGGTGACTGCGCCGTTTTCTACACCATCACCTGTCCGTCACGTTTCCATTCCACGCTAAATAACGGCAGGCCCAACCCGACCTGGACAAATGCGACGGTAAGACAAAGCAGCGATTATCTGGTCGGTATGTTTGCTGCATTTCGTAAGGCGATGCACAAAGCCGGGTTGCGCTGGTATGGCGTGCGGGTGGCTGAGCCGCATCACGACGGCACAGTTCACTGGCACCTGTTGTGTTTCATGCGCAAAAAAGACCGCCGCGCCATTACAGCATTGTTGCGTAAGTTTGCTATCCGTGAAGACCGCGAGGAGCTGGGCAATAACACGGGGCCGCGCTTTAAGTCTGAGCTGATTAACCCGCGCAAAGGAACGCCGACAAGCTACATAGCGAAATACATCAGTAAGAACATTGACGGGCGTGGTCTGGCTGGCGAGATCAGCAAGGAAACGGGTAAATCTCTGCGTGATAACGCTGAATACGTGAATGCCTGGGCGTCTTTGCATCGTGTTCAGCAATTCCGCTTCTTTGGCATTCCGGGGCGTCAGGCTTACCGTGAACTGCGATTGCTGGCTGGTCAGGCGGCAAGGCAAAAGGGGGACAAAAAAGCAGGTGCGCCGGTACTGGATAACCCGCGCCTTGATGCCATCCTGGCTGCTGCTGATGCTGGTTGTTTTGCCACCTACATCATGAAGCAGGGCGGCGTACTGGTTCCCCGTAAATATCACCTCATCAGAACCGCTTATGAAATCAACGAAGAGCCGACCGCCTATGGCGATCACGGCATTCGTATTTATGGCATCTGGTCACCCATTGCAGAGGGCAAGATCTGCACTCATGCAGTGAAGTGGAAAATGGTTCGTAAAGCCGTTGACGTTCAGGAGGCGGCAGCCGACCAGGGCGCTTGCGCCCCTTGGACTCGTGGCAATAACTGTCCCCTTGCTGAAAATTTGTACCAACAAGGGAAAGACAAATCAGCTGATGGGGATACCAGAACGGATATTACCCGCATGGATGACAAGGAATTGCACGATTACCTGCACAGTATGAACAAAAAAGAGCGCCGGGAACTGGCTGCAAGGTTACGCCTGGTGAAACCGAAACGGCGTAAAGACTACAAACAGCGAATTACAGACCATCAGCGACAGCAGCTCGTCTATGAACTGAAGTCCAGAGGATTTGATGGCAGCGAGAAAGAGGTCGATTTACTCCTTCGCGGCGGCAGTATTCCGTCAGGAGCAGGCCTGCGTATCTTCTATCGGAACCAGCGTTTGCAGGAAGATGATAAGTGGCGAAACCTGTATTAATTACGCGGGTTAACAATTCGTGCTCTTAATAATACCAGGCATATCAGGCTGATGAACGTAAAAAAACGTTTTACATCAGTAAGATTATTATATACTGTAAATATAAACAGTGGTTATATTTACAGTATTGCTTTGGTGTCATAGGAGGAAAGATGCAGGACTATTTTTTGGAGTCTTTGAAGCTCCAGCGCATTGATTTTTTTCTTAAGCTTGTAGCGGCTAGTGAGTGTAGTGATGAAGAGAAGGGGCTGGCTTTGCAGTGGGTTTCTGAACTAACAGATGAACTCATGGCAAAAATCAGAACCCACGAATACAACCGCTCAATGGATGTCATCAGTTGAGGTGACTTTTTATGCGCATTGAAATAATGATCGATAAAGAGCAGAAGATTAGCCAGTCTACCCTGGACACCCTTGAATCCGAGCTTTACCGCAATCTGCGTCCTCTGTATCCCAAAACGNTAATTCGTATCCGCAAAGGTAGCTCTAACGGTGTGGAACTGACCGGATTGCAACTGGACGAAGAAAGAAAACAAGTGATGAAAATTATGCAGAAGGTGTGGGAAGACGACAGCTGGCTGCATTAAGAAACGTTGCTGGCGTCTGAACTTGCTTCTGGCGTCAGCAAGGTTGAACAACGAGCTATGCGAGGCGTTAGTGTCAATTTGTTACCTTAACCACTATATATGCCAGGAAATTAACAGTTCTTAAGAAACAGCTTGCATGATCGAGCGCATTGAACTTAAGTTTAAGTAACGCAATCAACAGATGATATTGTTGTCTAAATTTTAAAGATAATCTGTTGAGGTTGTAGGCGTCGGAGTGTAGACTTCCGCGCCATGTGAAAAGGGGGAGTTATGTCAAGCATCGCCGCATTTAGCCTGGGTAACCCAGTTGAACGTCTGGCAAGGGTTCTTAAAGAGAACCAGGACAAACTCAATCTTAGTAAAGATGGTTTTGTGTCCGTAGACTTGTCTAACAAAAGAGCAATGGATGCCATCAAGGCACAGATGGATAAGCTTGAAGGCATCAAAACGAGCACTGTAAAAGAGAAAACTAATAGAACCAGATAATGGCAACATTACTTTTAGCAGTGATTTTGGTTAGTGGTTTTATTTATGTAAACCTATCACTTTCAACAAGATACCGATATAAGCGTTCCAACGGCTGGGACGCTTATTTTTTTGTGGCTGCCTGGGGTATCGTTTTTTTTCTCCTTGGCGGTTTTTTCACCTTTATTTTGAACGTCAGCGGAGGGTTTCGTTGGCTGGCTAATGCCTTGAATCTAACACCTGACAGTTTTAATGGCATGTTGTCTTCATCGAAAGACAAACTTCAAAGAATAAATGAAATCAAACAGATAGCATGGGTTATGATTTCAATTGTCCTCGCTGCGATTTCAGGTTTTGGAAATAAGTTACGCACATCACGTGGAGATCGTCGTTGGGATGCCTTAGCTAAAGCGTGGGTAAT